ATTAAAACCTCCGGAGCTATTCAGTTGGGCAAGGGGCTTGTAGGATCAACAGATGAAAAGAGCTATTGTTCTGACAGGTTTGTTGTTTGCGCTGAGTGGATGTGCATCCACAAATCAGTTGCCGTTAAAAACGACAGAAGCAACGACAACAACGCCTCCGACGCAAGCAATTGACTTCGACACCTGTGAAGTGTTCGTTACTTACACGGACGAATACACTCAATTTGTTCTTGACTCAAGTTCGGGCAAAGTTGATGCTAAAACGCTTAGTGATATGGGGATGTTCATAGACATCTTGCAAAGTAAAGCGAGTAGTTCAATTGAATCTGCCGTAGCCGATTTTTCAGGACCATATCTTGAGATCAAGAAGGCGATTGACGGTGACGGTAACCTGAACTTCACTACAAATGCTTATAAGGCGGCAACCGTCAAAATCCTTGATTACTGCGCGAATACAGTTCATTACAAAAAAAGCTAGTCGTCGATATGGGCGGTGAATCGCCATCCCGCTTGATCTTGATGACCAAATTCTGTGCGGTAACTTTCGCGGGTTTGTTCTATCGCGCGCGCAACATGATCGACGTGTAAATCGACCTTGACTTTGTGGGCGATCTCTTTATTAGTCGCAACCGACATCGGTATACCGTGCGGACCTATTTCGGCTTCACGTTCCATCGATGCGATCAGATACCCGACCTGATCTGCGTCCCACTCAGGTTCGATAGTGGTCACTGACCGGGCGAGACGGCCTTCTTCGTACTCGTAGACCGTCGTGTGCGCCGGTTCCCACCCGTAGAGACGCTTGATACTGATGCCGAGTTCTCGAGCGAGTTTTGCTTCACCGTCGAGCCGGCGATTAAAGCTTTTTTTAGTTTCTCAGTGCGCTGTTCAGGGTTCCACTGATTCAACGTGAAAATGATGTCGCAAATGCTGCCGAAATCAGGGCCGGAAAGTTCAGAGAGCATCAACGCCCACTGTTCCGCCGTCCACCGCACTTCCCCCTCGCCATCCACATACACACCACAAACAGGGGCAGCCTCACCGCAAACCGCATGCACGTTATATGCGTACCGACGGTCGACGAAAGCGTCCAAACGTGGCGGGTTCTTGGCGGTAATAGCCGCCCACTCCATGCCAGACATTTCAGTGAACTTCAAAGTGATTAGTTCACCACCGAACACCACCTGCACCTTGGCGGACTCAGGACCGACAGCTTTCTCAGCTTCACGTTTAGCTAGTAATTCTTCAAACGATGACATTGTTTCTCCCACGGAACCCACGGATAAAAATTGAGGCCTGCCGGGACGTTCCGTGGGCATGGTTTGCGTCCCGGCAGGGGTTTAAGGGTTAAGCGACAACTAGAATGTCGCGGTAAACACGACCAGTGACATTGAGAACCTGGGTGCGGGTTAATTCCTGATCTCGCACAGGTGCATCCTTCAACGGCAGAGACGCCTTGATCGGAATAACGTCAATAATCTGCGCAGCGGCAATTGCGGTGGCGTTATCGATAGCCCACCGCTCAACAATCCAACCTGTGGTATTCACTGGCAACGCAGTGCGGATCACATCACCAGCGGTATTCGTGTATGCGTACGTGATTGTCAGATCATCAACTTCAGTACCGTCATATTGGATCTCTTGTTTCAGAGTCAGACGGTACGTTTTGACCTTGTTGATGGTGGTGGTGTGCTTATACCCATCACCGGTGATGCTGTACGTCAGTTTCTTGACCGTACCCGCAGTCAGTTCAGCAACAGTTGGTGCAGCCGGGTCAGCAAGACCGGCGGCGGGGACGAACAGGACGAGGCCAAAGCCATCACTGACCTGACCCGCTGGAACAGCTTCTATAGGCATTAGCCTTCTCCTTCAGATTTTTCGCCCACGGAAGTTTTAGGGGAAACCGGTTTAGCCGGCTTCGGGACTGTCACCCAAAGGACAGGGCGTGGGTACTCGACAGGTTCTTTGTCGATCACCTCGTACAGGTGAGAGTTGAGTTCGACTTCACCGACAGGTGCGTCGTACTGGTGTCCTGGGCCACCGATGTCGCGTACACGAATGAAATTGGGCATGGTGATGAACCCTCCTAAGGGCGTTGACGGAAATGGGGGAAGGATTAAGTGGGGCGGGTTACGAGAACGTAATCGGCGTCAAGAAAATACAAGGGGGGCATGGCGGATGCGTCAGCTTTGGACTCACCGAAACTGCCCTCATCAAGTCGGATACGCTCACACACCCGACCGGTGATTGTTGGAACGAAACCAACTAGTTGATTGAGAACTTTCGTCGCAACAGCAAGCGCACCGTCGGCGGTAACAGAAATAGCGCGGACAGTGTAAACAAACTCCGCTTTAGAAGTTGCTCTTTGGGGTGCGGTGAAACGGTCATCGTCCAAAACCTCAGGACCGCCACCAAACAAGATCACGTACTGGTCACGGATCAGAGTCCCGTTATCAGCAACACGCGCCGCAGCAAACACTTTCCCCGTGAGTGTCGCATCAGCTTCAAGCCTGGCCTGCATAGCGGTGAAGTGTTCAAGGATCATTTCAGAGCATCCTTACCAGCGTCCGCGATGCCTTTTTCAAAATCGGGGATGTTGTTTTTTAAAGCTTGAGCACCCTCGCGATGAGGTCGGTTCCGTATGCTTCCGTATTCAAGCAGCAGCACGACACCAGCCTGAACTCCAGCACCTTTCACTGGCCCAATCTCAGATTTGATCTGCGATACGACACCGGCTTTTGCTTCGATGTCATACGTAATGGAATGCCCGGTTAGTTTCGCGTGCCCTTTCTTATAGAGTCTCTGATTCCAGTCATTCTTGATGTGACGAGAAGTAGTCTCTATTGCCTGGTGAAGGTAGGGGCCAATATTTTTGGGGGCAGCGCCCAGATCTGCCGCAAGTTGGTTCAGTTCAGAGAAATCGAACTTCACACCGTCGGTCATGAGATCTCCTCAACAGGGTAACGATGTGCGGTCACCTGCCCCGCAGCCGGAGCACCCTTTACTCGACACTTGCGAGCAACCAGAGATGCATCAATGATTGATGCTGAAACCACACCGATAGCGTCAACAGGTACAGCAGGAGCAGATGTGGGAATAGAAACGCTCAAATCCTGTAACGCAACGAACTGATTACCGGGATCGGTTTGTTGCACAGCGCCCACCGGGTAATGAACCCTCGCAGGACCGTTGTAATGCTCAACAGTGGTCTCAACAGACACCAACGTGGTCGGGTTCACCACCGTGCCTGTAACCGAGTAAAAACGAATCGTTTCGGTCATTCTGGCCTCAGCCTGAGTGCGGCCCATCGCCAAAGCCCCAGTGAGTAAACTCATCGCATACCGCCAACAAACACCCGTGACGTATACCGGTTACGGATCAGTTCAATGTTCTTATCTGACAGTTGAATGCCCGTGTTCTCGCCAGCGTCCGCGAACCCTACTCTGAAGTCATCCAACGCAATCGACGACAACCCACCGCCGGTTAAGCCGAGTTTCAGCTCGAGTGCAAGAAGCGCCTGCGAAGCCAGAACACAAGTCCACCTTTTCAGATCTTCCGGTGCTACCGCATACCCGTAGGTGAACTCAATATCCACCGCCTCGGTGCCTTGCACATACACGACACCATCAACGTAGGTGTAACCAATAGCTACGGCGGAACGTTTCACCGAAACAACCGCAATAACTGGTTGCTGCGGCAAAACGATCTCACCGTTCTCCGGCCACGCACTAAACGCGACCGTAGCCTGGGGGTACACCTGAAACCCAATAACATCCTCACGGAGGTAGGTGGACGCATCCTCAAGCAAAGTCGTAATCCAGGCACGCTCAGGAACCGTGAAAGTACGATTCAAACGAGCTTCTAGATCTTGATATGTTGCGAATGCGACCACCATGTTAGCCCCTAAATGAGTTGAAACGCAGCGACAAAACCAGTAGTAGACGGGTCAATACTGATTCGGATACTTCCGTCGTCTTGTACGAACCTGGCGGACCCGATTACGACGAATTTGGTTGTTGCACCGATAGTCGCCGAACCCATAGGAACTACGTAGTTGCCTTGACCAGCGGATAAAGCGGGCGGGCTGTCTCCTGCAAGAATTGTGAAATCAACGTCTGCAATTGTTGTATTCGTAATACGAATCACAAGCTTTTTGAATGACTTCGTTGGAAAGATAGAAAAAGTTGTCTCAGCATCAACCGCAAACCCGACAATATCTGGGGTCACTGTGACGACATCCTCAGTCGCCGAATCGGTAACTAACGACGTGATAGGAACAGATGGCATTAAAAGTCTCCTTTAAATTTTTGACCCAATAGTGGGGCCAGGATCACTGGCCCCACCACATGGTTACGGCAGTTCGAGAGCCGCAATATACCCAGTCGTAGATGCCGCGACCGTGATATGAATGCTTCCGTCGTCTTGAAGGAAACGGGCAGACTCCAAAACCAAATCTGTTTCGGTAGCTGTAGTCGATCCATCAGTCAACGAAGCAGTAATATTCCCTTGCCCCGATGCATCAGCAGGTGGTGAATCACCCGCAAGGACAGTGAATACTTTTGTCGATGCAGTTGTATTAATCAGACGGATTACCACATGCTTAAAACTCTTTGACGGGGTAATCACGTGCGTATTAGCCGCCACAATGGCTGTAAGCGTTGGTTCAGTTGCCGTATTTGCTACCAAACTTGTGACTGCAACAGTTGTGTTTGCCATGTACTTATCTCCTGTCTAAACGATTTACGTAAGCGACGCGGTAAGCGTGGCAATAGCGGACGGACGGACCAGTTTTGCCCCGTAAAGGTTCAAACCCTTCAAAGCATCCGAGAATTCATTCTCTGGACGGTATGCCTCAATTTTGTTGATTTGGGTGGCGAAAGTGATTGCACTATTCACCCCAGCACACACCAAGTAGTCATCGCCGGTCACAACGGTCACGTTGTTGCTCAGGAAGATATCGAATCCGAACGCGCGACCTACAACACCATTGCGAAGAGCCTCAGTTGTTCCAGAAGCGTCATTGCGCACGAAGCGGTCATCTGCCAAAAGCAGGCCGTGGTACCACGGCGGGATAATGGCATAGCGTCCCTCCATCGGCACATTAGCGTTATCGAGCTTGACCTTGAGGTTAATAAGACCGGTAACAGCAAGAGCAGGTGTAGTGATGGATGTGGTGCTAATTTTGTTAGCCGCATCAGCACCCGTGTAAAGGGCCGCAACATACAAATCGATCACATCACGTAGACCGTATGCAGCCTCGACAGCCGCTTCGCTCATAAGAGCGCCACCGCTTTTGGCCTGCCGCATATCGATATCATCGATTTTGAAAGCGAAGTACCTCGACTGGTCAATGGTCAGAGTGCGTTCAGCATCCGTCAGATCTTGAGGGGTGATAACGGTGACGCCTTTAACGTACGTGCCGATTGTCGGACGTGAAATCGAGGTGATGCGAACACTGTCCCCAGCGTCTTTGATCTCGCCCTCAAATTTTGTATTAACGGTTTGAGGCCCGGCGAACACAAGAGCTTTCTTCAACGAAGAAAGAAGCTGTGCCGACCACACCTCAGGAATAAAGTTAGTGATAGCCATTTCTGGCCCTCCTTAGTAGTTAAGTTGGAATGCCGAGAGCCTTATTTAGGCGTCCCTCGACTCGTGCTATTTCGATCTCTTCAGGCGTCATGTTTTGAAGATCAGAGCGGGTCAATTGCTGAACCTTCGCGCTCTTACCACGTGCGCCCTGGTCGCCATCACCTTCGAAGCGGCGCTGCGAAGCAGCAGCCAAATGAGGTTTATGGGTGAGGAGATCGTCGATTGCTTCCTCCAGAGAGGCGGAATCGACTTCACCGTCATCAGAGACATCGAAATCGTCGAGATTGATATACAGAGCTGCATCTGTAGGGTCAGCGAGCTTTCCCTTTGCGGCAGCTTTCAGTTCCGAACGAAGAATGCGAACATTTGCCGCTTTCGTCGCTTCCTGTTTCGCTTCAGTGCGGGCCTGCTCAAGAGCCTGCTCTTCAGCAGGCCTGTCCTTCAGCGCAGCTTCCGCTTTGAAGCGATCAAGTTCAGCCTGAGTCTCTCGGGCTAGCGTTTTGGCGGCATTGCGCTCAGCCTTCATCGCATCGAGAGCTTTTTTGCCAGCGTCCCCAAGAGCATCGCTCTCTGGTTCGGTTGCTTCTATGGGCTGTTCGGTTTCAATCTCAGGTTTTTCAGGTGTCTCTTCGGTGGTCGTTTCCGACATAGGAATTGCTCCTTAGTGGGGGTGATGTCGCATTGCGCGACCCATCCCGCCGTAAGAGCGGGAAGTCAGATAATGCCGAGTAGCCCGGCAAGGGTGCGCACCGATGTTGGTGCGGTAGGGAGCTTCGAGACCTCTGTGTAATACGAGGTCTCCAGAAGGCGAAGCTCTTCAGGAGTAATGGGACGCGGTTTGGTGTACTTATCAGCCGAGTTCGCGCCAATTGATTGCGGCCAAACACCAGTGCGGCCCACATCAAGACGTATTTTTGCGTCATACAAACGACGTTCAGCAGCAGTCATCGTGTACCGGTTCAACGGGTCACGAACCCCCGTCTTACGAGCCTCAAGAACAGCGTTCGACGCGGCACGGCCTTTGCCGCCTTTACCGAACTGCCCGAAACCTTCAACCTGGCCTCGAATGTTGCCGCCGCGCACCTGCGGGCCAGTGATATACCCTTCGCGTTCCATCATTCGGATCGCGTTCGTGCGAGTACCGGCGGTACGGAAAATGTCATCAATGGTCATTTGAGACGGGGTGCCAAACTTCAACGCACCTTTAGCCGTCGCAAGTCCGCGACCTTTAAGATTCACGACCCGGTAGATGTCTGCACCTTCACGGATCGCACGAGCCTCAATGCGACCGAAGGTTTTCTCTTGAGCTTCAGGGGATAAAGATTTGAAGTAGGCGTATGGATCAGTGCGTAAATCCCCGCCTATGTCCTCAGATGCGGGCACGTGTCGGCAATCGCAACGCGGATGGCGAAGAAAGCCCTGATTCCACTTGAAATATTTGCCCGCGAGGATCACACACCGCTCACAGGAGGGCGGGTTGAGCATCCGTACATACCCGGTCAACGTTGGTCGTTGAGCAATGTCCACAGACACAACCGCTCTACCCGTATCGGCCATGACCGTCAACAGCATCGCCGTCAACCATCTGCCGCCCAAATCCAAAGCAGACGAAACACTAGAACCGCGTTGAACCCCGATTTTTGCTTTAATCACCGTCTCATCAAGCAGCGAACCCATAGGTCGTCCGTCAGGAGCGCTGGAAAGAAAAACGGAAGGATTCACCACACCAACAGGTGCGGCAACTTGACCTGTTTCTGCAAGAACAGCGCTCGTGTAACCGAGCGAAGAAGAAGCTGCGGCAGCACGCCCCAACTGAACAATGTTGAGCATTTCAGGACGAATATCAGCCCAGGACGAACTAAAATCCGGTCCCATCCGCTTCCACAGCTTTTTAGCGCTAGCCGTTGTAATAGCGGCTATCTGCTGTTGGAGTTCGTAATAGTTATTGGCTGATTGGAGCGTTCGCAATTTGGGTTAGCTCCCTCGTTGCTGCCGTCAGTTGGGGGTCGTTGCGTTCCGCTTCAGACATGGCCATGACCCGCTCAACCTCTAAAGGTTCCATGCCATCAAGCTCCATCAACTTCTCAAGCGGATAACCTAATGACTTCTTTTTCAGGAGCGCATCTGCCAGTTGTGCCTCGGAACGGATTTCAGGGTCCATCCAGGTGATTGTTGCTAGACGTGTTTGTTGGGCAAGAGCTTTATCGCCCATTGCTAAAGCGATCAGCCGATACACTTCACGTAAAGCTGGGGTGGCGAAACTTTGAAACTCGAGAGTCTTCTTGACAAGCCCAATCTCAGACGCTTTCAAACCCTCACCGTTCACATTCGACATACCCGTTTTACTAACCAAATATGTCGGTGGGGTGCGGGTTTGGGCAGCAATATGACCGACACCGACCTCGATAGTGTCGGTGAAAATCTTCAAATCAGCGGCAGGCCACGAATCAATCGACGTGTCAGCGCCCGTTAAATACAGGAGACGTTTCTCCTGCAAATCCTTAATATCGACCGGTTTCTCACCGATCTTCTTACCAGTACTATCCAGGATGGGCATTTTTGGTGGACCCTGATGCAAAACCACCCGGGCAGGCATAGAAGCGTAATCAGCAGCCAAAAACAGGTACGCCCATAACAGGTTGATGGCATCCTGCATTGGAATGACACCCTGAATTTCAGAAACCGGGTCGCCGCCCAAAATTGGACGGTTAGGAACCTCCACCACCGGCACAACACCCATCGGATTCACCAAAGGCCACGGTTCGAACCCAACCTCGCGAGGAACCCAACCACCATCAACAACGCCAACTTGGCGTGCCTGTTCAGCCTGTGAGTTTCGCTCATTGACCACCCCGATACGGGGGCGTTGAAACTTCCACACAGACTCAGCGGTATAAAGAGTCGCGTACTCGTTCTTCTCATCAACCCACGTTTTCAACGCAGCTTTACGAATCCGAGGATTAGCCCAGTCATACTCAATCTCAACATTCGACGAATGCTCCCACGTAACCAAAGGCTCATCCGTGGACGTATCACCCCACACGATCACAAACGACCTAGAAGTGATAAGAGAAGTCACAAACCCTTGAGAAGACTGCACTTCCATCTCATTGAGTAACCATTGCTCCCACAGCTTCTTAGCCGCAGCATCGAAAACCTCATCGGTACCCAACTTGATACCCGTATGACGGATACGCTCAGCCTCAGCATCAACCACCGGGCGACACCAGTTATCCGAAAACTTGTCATACCTGGCCGCGTTCGCTTGCCGCCACTCATCAGTAGCAAAAGACAGAGGTTGTTTGCCGTTGTAATAATCCTCACGAGTGTCATTATCAGGACGCCTAGACGCAAGACGCGCATAAATCCGGTTCACCAAATAGAGGGCTTCGGTAGCATCCAAAGGGAAGCCTCCTAAAAATAGACGTATTCGTATTCGTCTTGGGTGTACCCGGCAGCGATCACATCGCCAGCCGCCTCATGGGCAAGAACTGATGACATAGCAAGGTCAATCTTTTGCGTCTCTGACGCCTTAAAAATGAGGTACGTCTGATTTGGACGGGCAACCTCGACCGCGTTGCGAATATGAGTCGCAACCGTTTCGTCACCGTCATGAGTGAACGACGACTCGGGGAGCATCACATCGGTTTTCATGCGCTCCAAAGCAGCGTGCATTTGCTTAGGCCGGTATGTTTCCCAACGAAAAACGCGCTTGGGCCATCGAGCCTCAAGCGCGTCAATCTCAGACTGCCAATACGGTGGGTCGCAATACGCGCGAACCACATCGAAGCGTTCGAAAATCTCATCAAACGCAGCCAAAATCTCTAACCGGGGAACACGGCCGTTATATTGTCGAGGATCCCAAATCGTCGGACGCCCATCATGATAAGTGGGAGTGAACTGATACCCGTCAAGAGTCTCAGCCCTGATACCAGTCCAGTCATCAACATCAGAACCATCAAACCCCAACACAATCGGAGTGTTATCAGGCACAACAACCGGAGCAGCCTTCGAAATCCACGCAGCAAAATCAAGCCACGCACCAGACCCAGCAACAATGCGGTTACCGAAAAACCGTTCAGCCTCAGCCTTATCCTTCTGCACCAACTCAGAAGCCTCAGCCTCAATCGCAGCAACAGAAACCCACGGGGCACCCGCATAGTTGAACTGAAACATTTTGTGACGGTCACGCTTGTCACCAAAACTCAAATTCGCAGGCGGTTGACGAAAATCCTTATTAATATCCTTCGAAGTCGACTCAAAAGT